AAAGATGGCGGTGTTCCTAAGAAAATGTTAGAGACTATGCCTCCAAACGTAAAAAGGGCGATCAGTGAAGGAAAGAGAAGAATAGAACTAGAAGAGGAAAGACTTAGCACCTTTTACTATAAAAAAGATGACTGGCAGCAATGGGCACATCCGCTAACCTATGCCATCCTAGATGACATAATCATGCTAGAAAAGATGAGACTCGCAGACCTTTCCGCCTTAGACGGTGCTATTTCCAATATAAGATTGTGGACTCTTGGTAGTTTAGACCATAAGATATTACCCAATAAATCGGCTATCAACAAGCTAAGAAACATCTTGGCAAGCAATGTTGGTGGAGGCACAATGGAGCTTGTTTGGGGGCCAGAGCTTTCCTATACTGAATCAAACAGTCAAGTATACAAGTTTTTAGGATCTGAAAAATACCAATCAGTACTTAATAGCATATATGCTGGATTAGGTGTTCCCCCAACACTAACTGGTATGGCCAATAATGGCGGAGGGTTCACAAATAACTTTATATCATTAAAAACACTGGTAGAAAGATTACAGTACGGTAGAGACCAATTAACAAAGTTTTGGGAGTCAGAAATTGAATATGTGCGTAAGTCTATGGGGTTCAGAAAACCAGCACATATCACTTATGATCAGATGAGTCTTTCAGATGAGTCTAGCGAAAAGAACTTGCTAATTCAGCTTGCCGACAGGGACATAATTAGTCACGAAACAGTACTGGAAAGATTCAAAGAAATAGCACCAGTAGAGAAAATGAGACTAAAAAGAGAGCAAAAAGAAAGAGACAAAGAAACACTTCCTGACAAGGCTGGTCCCTTTCACAATGCTAACCACAAGAAAGAACTTGAAAAAATAGATAAGCAGGGCGAAGTTAACGAGAAGGTAGCAAAAAACAAAGAGCCGAATAAACCCGTAAATCCTAATGGTAGACCTCCCGCCAAACTAGATGAAGGCCCAAGGAAGAAGAGGGTTGAGACACCAAAGTCAGCTCCGGGCCTTGCGGATCTTATAGTTTGGTCAAATGACGCTTTCGAGCAGGTTTCAGCAACTCTCAACAAAGCCTTTCTAGGACATAGCAATAAAAAGAACCTTAGACAACTAACTAAGGCTGAAGTCTGTAACTTAGAAAACCTTAAAATACAGGTTCTTTCTAATCTAGATGCCATGTGTGAAATCTCAGACGATGCTATCTTTAAAGCGGTATCTTGCCAAGACCGCACACCAAACTCCCTGATAAAGAAGCTCAAAGAACAAAAGGTTTCTGCTTCTGAGCTACCAATAAATAGCTATAAAAAGAAACTCATAGGGGTGTTTGTAGAACATTTCTTCGACGTTTTATAGTGTTTTTTTATTTTTTTTATTTTTTTGTGTATAATCATCTGAGGTAAAATTATGACAATAAAAATATACCAAAAAGAGATAGACGACGGTGTTGGTGAACTTGTTAAAAGCACTGCCAGCGTTGCCTATTGTTCTGAGGCAAAATTTCAAAAGGATATCCCTGAAGAAATTGTTGCCAAAGCAATCGCTGAGAACAAAGATCAGATAGATCTCTACTATTTAGAGTCCGTTCTGGTTTCTTGCGGTTGGAATAAGAATGATGATGTATTTATGCCAGAGGCAACTTGGGCAGCTAGAAATACACCAGAAGATAAACAATTTAACTTTATGCACGATGAAAATGATATCATCGGTCATATTACTGGTAGCTATGTCTTAACTAAAGACGGAAAGGCTATTGCCGACGATGACGACAATATGCCAGAAGACTTTGACATAATTACCCAAGCGGTTCTCTACAATAGCTGGACTGATAGCGAGAACAAACAAAGAATGGAACAGATAATTGCCGAGATAGAAGAAGGCAAATGGTATGTTTCAATGGAGTGTTTGTTTGCTGGTTTTAACTATGCACTTTTAGAT